GAATGCCTTGGTTTTGTCCAGAATGTAAAAAAACAATGAAGATAAAACTTGATGATAAGATGTGGAGATTATACGGACATTGTTTTGATTGCCAAGTAAAAATGGAAACTAAATTAAGAGCTACTGGAGAATATGAAGAGTGGGAAAAGAATAAGATAAAAGAAAATAAAAAATCTTATGTTAAAGATATGTTACAAGGATTAGATTCTTGGGAGAATGAATCAATGCCTGAAATACATAATTCAGTAGGACTTGAAAAAGTAGAACTTCAAAAAGAACAATGGAATTCTAATAAAGAACATGTAAAAAAATTAGCAGAAGATGCTAGAAAATATTTATACAGTTTATTAGAAGAAGAGGATGGTGAGAAAGATGGAATTAGTACAGATAGATAAACAAGTATTTACTAGAGTATTAGATTTAATAGTTAATTTGAAAGAAATAGCTAGAATATACCACGCAGATAATCATAAAGATTTGAAAGAAGCATTAGAAGTATACAATGAAATAGAAGAAGAATTATGTAAAATTTTTCATACTAATACAGAATATGATTTTGATGATTTATTAACAAGTGTTGGTTTAATTAGACATGGAGAAGCATAATGAAAGGTTTAGCAAAAATAATCGGTATTATCTTAGGTATTTTAGGATTAAGTTCTAAAGCTACAGCAAAGAAGAAAGCTGCAGTTAAAAAGATAGATGCCAAGAAAAAAGTTGTAAAGAAACAACTCGATAATATTGACAAAGAATTAAAAGCTGTAAAAAAGAAACAAACTAAAGCTAAGAAAAAAGTTCCAAAGAAAGTTACTTCAGTTAGAAAAGCTAAATCTTCTTTAAAAAATAGAGCTAGTAAGAAGTGAAAAAATTTATAATATTATTATTTTTATCAATAGGTTTATCACAAACTACATTTACTGATGAAGAAATAACTAACCTTGAAAATCAGTTTTTACAATTTGAGTTTCAAGTGGATTCAATATCTACACAAGATAGTTTAAAAACAGTAGAGATAGATTTGTTGAATCATAAAATTAGTTTGTTAGAAGAAGATGTAGCTCTTACAGAAAAGAAAGTTAAGTTAGTTAAGCCAAGTTGGTATGAAAACAAATGGTTATATTTTTCATATGGAGCAATTTTAGGTGTTAGTGTAACTGAGCTTTTTAATTCTATCAAAAATATTATATTATAATGAACGATCAAATACAAAGAAGTAATCCATCGTATAAGGAAATAATAAAGGAAGAGTATGTAAAATGTGCTGGAGATCCTGTATATTTTATGAAAAAATATTGTTATATTCAACACCCAATAAAAGGGAAAATACCATTTGCTTTATATGATTTTCAAGAAAAAGCTATAATAGATATTATACAACACAGATTTAATATTATATTGAAAGCTCGTCAGTTAGGTATATCTACAATTACAGCTGGGTACTCTTTATGGATGATGACTTTTCACGCAGATAAAAATATTTTGGTAATTGCTACAAAACAAGAAGTAGCAAAGAATTTGGTAACTAAAGTTCGTGTGATGCACGCAAATCTTCCAAGTTGGTTAAAAGCAAAATGTGTTGAAGATAATAAGTTAAGTTTAAGATATAAGAATGGTTCTCAAGTAAAAGCAGTTTCAAGTGGTGAAGATGCTGGTCGTTCAGAAGCATTATCATTATTGATACTTGATGAAGCGGCATTTATTGATAGAATTGATACAATATGGGCAGCTGCATCTCAGACATTATCAACGGGTGGACAATGTTTGGCACTATCTACACCAAATGGTGTTGGTAATTGGTTTCATAGAACTTGGATGGATGCAGAAGATGGATTGAACGATTTTAATTTTATGAGATTACATTGGACTGTTCATCCAGAGAGAGAACAAGAATGGAGAGATGATCAAGATAAATTGCTTGGTCCTTCATTAGCGGCTCAAGAATGCGATTGCGATTTCATCACTTCTGGACAATCAGTTATTGATGGTGTATTATTGGAAGAGCAATTAAATACGAATGTTTGTGAACCAATAGAAAAGCGTGGAGTAGATTCTAATATTTGGATATGGGAGCCAGCAAACTATACAAAAGATTATATAGTGTGTGCTGACGTAGCAAGAGGAGATGCATCAGATTATTCTGCGTTTCATATTCTTGAAATGGAAACTTTAAATCAAGTAGCAGAATATAAAGGAGCTATATCTACAAGAGATTTTGGTAATATGTTAGTTAACATAGCTCAAGAATATAATCAAGCATTACTTGTTGTGGAGAATAACAACATTGGTTGGGCAGCAATACAACAGATAATTGACAGAGAGTATCAGAATTTATTTTATATGTCAAAAGATTTAAAGTGGGTAGATACACAAAGACAAGTATCAAATAAACTTTATAGGCAAGACAGACAATTAGTTCCTGGATTTACTATGTCAATGAAAACAAGACCTTTAATTGTTGCTAAATTAGAAGAATTTTTTAGAGAGAAGCTTGTGAAAGTCAATTCCAGGAGATTAATTGATGAATTATTCGTATTTATATATAACGGACAACGCGCAGAAGCTATGTCTGGGTACAATGATGATTTAGTAATTTCATATGGAATTGCGCTTTGGATAAGAGAAACCGCGTTAAGGCTAAGAGCTGAAGGTATTGAATTACAGAAAAAATCTTTAGATAGTATAAATTCCTCTAATTCACCTAATGGCATTTATACTAATAAAACTCCTGAACAAGAAACTTGGGAGTGGGAATTAAAAGGAAAGAAAGAAAGTCTTGATTGGCTTTTGTAACTAAGAGGTAAAATATGGCTGATACATCATTATTTAGTAGACTACAACGATTATTTAGTACAACTGTAATTGTACGAAATGTCGGAGGAAAACGATTAAAAGTGGTAGATACTGACGAAATGCAAGCTACACCCAAATCTAATTTGATTGATAGATATACTAAACTACATAAGGGAGTAGGATTAAGTGGTTATAGTGATACGGGATTAATTAAAACAATGCGATTAGGATTGTTTAAAGATTATGAAGCTATGGATTTAGATCCAATTATTGGTTCTGCATTAGATATATATGCAGATGAATCTACGATGAAAAGTGAGTATGGAGAAGTTTTAACAGTACAATCTAATAACGACAATATTAAAACAATATTAAATAATTTATTTTATGATGTTTTGAATATAGAATTTAATTTATGGCCTTGGGTTCGTAATATGTGTAAGTATGGTGATTTCTTTTTAAGATTAGAAATTCAAGAAAAGTATGGTATTACAAATGTAGAACCACTTTCTCCATATGATATTTCAAGGATGGAGAATACTGATCCAGAAAATCCAGAATACGTTAAATTTATACAGGAAAGTGGAGATCCACGCCATTCAGTTAGTGCCGTTAAAACTGAATATGAAAATTTTGAGATAGCACATTTTAGAATGCTATCTGATACTAATTATTTACCGTATGGTAAATCTATGGTAGAAGGTGGTCGTAAGATTTGGAAACAGTTATCACTTATGGAAGATGCTATGTTGATTCATAGAATTATGAGAGCTCCAGAGAAAAGAGTTTTTAAAATAGATATTGGTAACATACCACCAAATGAAGTTGACAATTATATGAACAAGATTGTAGATAAGATGAAAAAGGCTCCTGTTATAGATAAAGCAACTGGAGAATATAATCTTAGATATAATATGCAAAATATAGCAGAAGATTATTTTATGCCAGTTCGTGGTGGAGATAGTGGAACATCAATTGAATCAATGCCAGGGTTAACTTATGATGCAGTAGAGGATATAGAATATTTAAGAAATAAAATGATGGCAGCACTTCGTGTTCCAAAAGCATTTCTTGGATATGAAGAAGGCTTAGGAGCAAAAGCAACACTTGCAGCAGAAGATGTTAGGTTTGCTAGAACAATAGAAAGATTACAAAGAATCACAGTATCAGAGTTAACTAAGATAGCTATTGTTCATTTATATTCACAAGGATTTCAAGATTCAGAGTTGGTAAACTTTGAATTAACATTAACAAATCCATCTACAATTTATGAAACAGAGAAAGTTGAATTGTGGAATAGTAAAACTCAATTAGCATCATCTATGATTTCAGATGGATTAGTTTCTACAGACTGGATTTATAAAAATATTTTTAATTTTACAGAAAAAGATATTAAAAAACAGGATGAACAAATTATATTTGACTATAAACAGAAATTTCGTAGAACTCAGATAGAAAATGAGGGAAATGATCCAGATAAATCAGGGCAATCACAAGGTACGCCTGCCGATTTAGCTATGGGTAGAACTGGACACGAATTAGAAGATGAAGGTGGTTCACCACCAGGTGGACACGAAGGCGCAGGAAAACCAAAAGAAAATCCTAAATATGGTAAAGATGGTAGTGCACGTGGTAGAGATCCATTAGGTAGTAATGATAAAAAACGCGCTAGCAAAGGAATTGGTAATATGGCATTAGCACATTACGATTCTATGAAAAATTCTCTTTCAAAAATGGATAGAACAGGTATACAGTTGATAAGTGAATCTGAAGAATTAAAGAAAGAGTATGATAAAGAATTAGATTCAACTAAAGATACAGATTAATAATGTATTTTTAACTATGAATATATTTATAGTTAGGTAATAACACAATAATTATTGGAGCGATGGCTATGGCTAGAGTAAAACACTCGAAATTTAAAAATATTGGTATTTTGTATGAACTTTTAGCTCGTCAGTTAACAAGTGACGTATTAAGAGATAAAAAAGATGGGGTTGCAGTAGATATTTTAAAAGAATATTTCGGAAAAGATACAGAAATATCAAAAGAATTGGAATTATATAACATTTTACAGAATAAAAAGACTAATAATTCTAAAAAAGCTGAAGATTTATTAGAAATAGTAATAGATGCTAGGAAAAAATTATCTAATGCTAAATTAAGAAAAGAAACTTATAGTCTTGTAAAAGAAATTAATACAGTATTTGATACAAGCTCATTTTTTAAAACACGATTACCAAATTATAGATTTTATGCTTCAGTATATAATTTGTTTGCAGATGTGGGTACGGGTAAAGAATTAAATCCAGTAACTAAAGTAAATAGTAAATATACTATTTTAGAAACTATATCTTATAAGAAAATTAAAGAAGAAGAAGTTGATGACGAAGTTTTCAAAGAATTTAAAGAAAGTGATGCTGACGTTAGATTACTTACATATAAGAGATTGGTAGATAAATTTAATACTAAATATTCTACTTTAACAACAGAGCAAAAGGGTATTCTTAAAAAATATATTTATAATGTTTCTAATAATACAGAATTAAAAGAATTTGTTGCTAAACAATTAGAATCAATTAAAACTGTATTAAAAAAACACCGCCCTAAAATTAGAGATGAAGTTACCAGTATCAAACTTAAAGGGGCTATTAACAAAATAGATGAAATAAAACAGAAAAAGCATGTTGATGAAGCAACATTAACTTCAGTTTTACGATATTATGATTTAGTTAATGAATTGAAGGAAATAAAATGAATCTAAATGCTTTTAAGAAATTAGTTAGAGAGTTAATTCAACAAGAGATTGAGGAAGCAAGTGTTTCTTCTGCTACTCCTGGTTATATGACACCAAATGCATTTAGTGGAAAAAGTCTTAAAAAGAAAAAAATAAAAGAAGCCGCTGATATTTCTGCATTAAGAGCAAGGATGAAAGCAGAGATGGATAAAGTTGCAAAACATAGAGATGATGTTAAAAAACATTCTGGTAAATTTGTAGATAAAGCAAAGAAGGCTTTAGAGAGACAGAAAGCAGCGCAAGCAAAAGTTGATGATCTACAAGATAGAATTATAGGTATCAAAAAAGAAAATGTTAAAGCAGCTTTAAAAGAAGGCATGTATCATGATTGGAGAAATGATGAAAGTTTGACTGCTAAGCAAAAAATTGGTCATTCAATGAGAGAAGTTAGAGATGCATTGAATGAAATAGATAAACTTGTTAAGATGAATGTAAGATTAAAGACTGAGTTAGGTGTAACTTCTCAAAGTTACTGGAAACGAACTCATTCTGCAATGAGAAAAATTAGTGAACGGTTAGTTAAGATAGCTCATAAAGTTGGAAAACTTTATTAATTAACCCATGCGAGAGCCTTGGAATAGTACGGCTAGTTTAATTTATGTTAAAAAGTTAGCTAGAGTTGGAGAAAAAGCAAGCAAAGTTGCTTTTATGAAATTAAGAAATGAAACTTCTAAGATAGAGTTAGTACAGTTTGTAGATACATGGATTAAAAAGCTTGAGAAGTTAAGAACGGACATATTGAAGGAAAAATCGTGAAGTTGAGTGATATAATTCTTGGAAAAGTATATACTGATAAGAATATGAAACCGTTTAAGAATGAAAATGCTGCCGATGCGCGAAAGGCTGATTTAATTTTACGGAAACTGCTTACCGCAGAGAGTAAAATGCGAAATCAGATGTATAGCTTGAAAGATAGAATGCAAGCAGATCCAATAAACCATAAACTTATGGCAGAATTAGAGAAGTCATATATGAAAAATACAACACAATTTATGCGAGATGTAGTAAGAATCGTGAGGAAGATTAAATGAAACAACTATTAAAAGAAAACTATCAACGATTTTTTGGTGAAAATTCACTAAATGAATTGGGTTATCCAGGCCAATCAGCTATAAAAATAGCTACTCAAATTAAACGAGCTGCTAAAGGTACTGAAACAGA